AAAGACTTTGCAGACCTACAAAATTCTTTTGTCGCTGGATATATTCCTGATGACTTTACAGAGCAAATGGAGAGCTTTACAGACAAGTTATTGATACTTTGGGTAGATTGTAACGGAGGACTTCAAAACGCCTTAGATGACAAAACAGAGCTTCCTACAACTAACGAGTTAATCAATATCTTCTGTAAGACTGTTTTTATTAAAGAAAAAGAGGAAACGGAAGACGAAATGGTCTTCTTTTCTTCTAGTTCATTGATTAAGAAAAAGAAAGATACTGTAAAGGAAAATAAAACTTTAGAACTTTTAACTATTTTAGGCAATAATGAGATTGATATAACACAGTTCATGGAAATGGAATTAGAACTTGTTTATAAAATAATTGAACTTATTGCAGAGAAGAAGAAAGAGGAAAAAGAAAAAGAGAAAAGGCGTAAAAGAAAGGGTATGTAATGGCAAGTAATGCAAAGTTTGAGGTCGAGATATATGGCAATGTCACGAAGTTCGAGAACTCACTTAAAGGTGTCAATACCGCAATGTCAGGGCTTAGAGGAGAAGCTAAAAACTTACGTGAAGCTCTAAAACTTGACCCAGCAAATCCAAAAAAAATGGAACAATTGCAGAAGAATTTACAAGCGCAGTTGGGCTTATCACGTGACAAAGCAACAAAATTAAAACAAGAACTTTCTACGGTTGACAAAGGTACGTCAGCAGGTCAAAAAAAATGGTTACAGCTTACTCGAGATTTAGGAACAGCAGAAACACAAGCTAACAGGCTAGAGGGCGAAATAAAGCAAGTCGAGGGCGCTATTAAATCAGGTTCTTGGAACATTGACGCTAAAATGGATACCAAGGGTGTAAATAGCGGAATTGACGGCATGAAGTCACGTTTTAGCAGTCTTAGAGAAATTGCGGTTGGTGCATTCAGGCAAATTGGTGCAAGTGCTGTTAGTGCTGTCGGTAATGGCTTAAAAGGCTGGGTATCTGACGCAATGGATACTCAAAAAGCCATGATTTCATTGAATAACACAATGAAGTTTAAAGGCAAAGGGCAAGACTTTGATTATGTCAGCAAATCTATGCAAACACTTGCTAAAGATACAAACGCAAATACAGAAGATGCTTTAAAACTTTCGACAACGTTCATTGGTTTAGGCGATACCGCTAAGTCAGCAGTTGGTAAAACAGAAGCATTAGTAAAAGCTAACCAAGCATTTGGTGGTACTGGCGAACAATTAAAAGGTGTAGTTCAGGCTTATGGTCAGATGTCAGCAAGTGGTAAAGTCACAGCTGAAAACATCAATCAGCTAACAGATAATAACACAGCTCTTGGTTCAGCACTTAAATCGACTGTTATGGAAATGAACCCAGCTTTGCAACAGTACGGCTCATTTGCTTCCGCTAGTGAAGAAGGCGCAATATCTGTTGGAATGTTAGACGAAGCTATGCAAAAACTTGGCAAAGCAGGTGGTAGGGGAGTAACAACAATTAGCGACGCTTGGGATAGTTTTAATGAAACTCTGTCGCTTGCTTTGTTACCTACTTTGGACGCTTTAACTCCTATCATTAGTGCTTTGATTAGTAAAATGGCAGGTTGGGGCGAAAGTGCTGGTAAAACTATAACAAATGTTATTAAGTATTTTCAAGACTTGTTTAAAAAACTGCAAGAAAATGCAGCCACTTTAGCATTTTTAGAGGCTTGGGATAATATAAAAAGCGCATTTGATTCCATAGTTTCTATTATAGGGAACGTCATAAATTCATTTCTTGGAATAAATACAGAAACAACAAAAAACGCAACAAGTATAGATAACGTAGCAAAGAGCATAGCTGTATTTGCTGGTAAAATTTCAGAAGTTACTAAAAAAATAGCTGATTTTCTGAAAAAAATTAGTGAAAGTAAAAGCGCAATGGATGCTTTAAAAGGAACTTTAGTGGTTCTTGCTAGTGCATTCGTAGCTTTAAAAGTCATTAATGGAATTGTTAAGGCGTTTGAACTTTATAATAACATAGTTAAAATTGGAACAGCTATACAAGGCGCTTTCAATGCTGTAATGGCTATAAATCCATTTGTTGCTCTTGGTATAGCGATTGCTGCCATTGTTGCTGGTTTAGTTTATTTCTTCACTCAAGCCGAAACAGGTAAAAAGGCTTGGGCTAGTTTTATAGACTTCTTGAAGAGTGCATGGGACGGAATAGTTTCGTTCTTTAGCGGTATCGGACAATGGTTTGCTGATATATGGAACGGAGTAGTTGACGGAGCAAAAGGTATTTGGCAAGGCTTAGTTGATTGGTTTAGCGGAATTATACAAGGTATTCAAAATATTTGGAACGGAATAATAACATTCTTTACTACCTTATGGACGACTGTTGTCACTGGAATTCAAACAGCATGGACAGGGGTCACAGGTTTTTTCACAGGGCTATGGAATGGAATAGTAAATATAGTTACAACTGTATTTACAACTATTGCTTCTTTAGTGACAGGTGCCTATAACTGGTTTATTACAACTTTCCAACCTTTAATTAGTTTTTATCAATCTATATTCAATCTAATAGGCTCAATCATTAATGTAGCTTTTCAACTTATCTTGGCTATTATTCGCGGTGCTTATCAATTAGTTCTTAACGCATGGCAAGGTTTATCAGGTTTCTTTGGTGGAATATTTAATGCTGTTCGTAATATAGTTAGTGTAGTATTTATTGCTATTGGTAGCTTTGCTGTTTCAGCTTGGAATGTACTAGTCGGAGTATGGAATGCAGTAGCTGGCTTCTTTAGCGGTATATTCAACGCTGTAAGAGGTATCGTGTCATCAGTATTTAGCTCAATCGGAAGTTTTGCTTCTAGTGCTTGGGGAGTGGTTCGCTCAATATGGAGTGCAGCAGCTGGTTTCTTTAGTGGCATATTCAACGCTGTTCGTGGTGTAGTAAGTGGAGTGTTCAGTTCTCTTGGTGGCTTTGCTTCAAGCGCTTGGTCAAGAATTTCAGGTGTATTTAGTGGAGTCGGTAGCTTCTTTAGTGGAGTTTTCAATGGTGCTAGAAATGCAGTTAGTGGAGCATTCAGCGCTTTTGGTCAGTTCGCCGCTAATGCTTACAATGCAATAACAGGAGTATTTAGTGGTATTGGCAGTTTCTTTAGTGGAATATTCGGAGGAATAAGTAGTACGATAAACAGCGTTCTTGGTGGTGTAACAAGTACAATCAATAATATATCGGGAGCTATTAATGGTATTGCTGGAAAACTTGGCGGACTATTCAAAGGCTCTATGGTAGTAGGCTTAACAGATGTTAATTTATCTTCTAGCGGTTACGGTTTGAGTACGAACAGCGTATCAAGCGACAATAGAACATATAACACATTCAACGTACAAGGTGGTGCTGGTCAAGATGTTTCTAACTTAGCACGAGCAATCAGACGAGAATTTGAACTAGGGAGGGCTTAATGGTAAGGCAGTACAAAATACATACAAATTTAGACGGAACAGATGATAAAGTTTGGGACGTTACAAATGGAAAAGTTAGATTTTATCAGCCCTCTAATTTAGGGTTACAATCAACTAATAATGTTTGGCAAAGTAATGGTATTGGAGTAATGGGGACACGTTCAATTACTCAACCTCAAATAGAATTTAAACTAGAAACGTTTGGCGAAAGTTTAGAAGAAAACTATCAATTAATGAAAGACTTCGTAAATGATATACTTAGTAAAAAATTCGTTACACTTGAATATCAAACGGAGATTTTTCAGGTATATGCTGATTTAGCTTTAGCAGAAGTTACAAAGACAGAGGGTTATGGTAAAAACGGAACTTTTAGCGAAAAGATAACGTTCGATGTAATTACAAAGTGGTATACCTACGAAAATTTAACTTTTGATATGATTAGAAATGGTCAAGTTGTAGCTGGTAAGTCTAAAATTTATGGCGGATATAAAGGGAACGAAACTGCTTTACAAAACTATAATAGACTTAAAGCAAATCATTCTTTAAATTTGCCTAACTTGAATTTATTAGACGGAACCTCGTCTGCTTTAAAAACCGTATCTGCTAAAGGTTGGGGGTTTAACTACATTGAAACCAAGACGAATACTTTAAACTTAAAAAAAGGACAAATACTTACTTATTCTGTATGGATTCAAGATTGTGACATTGACACTCGCGGTGTTGTTTATTTATATGACTCTCAAAATAAACAATATAATAATCTCGGAAATACTATAAAAGCCGGAACTTCTGGTTTTTCAACTATTACATTTACTATTGATATAGATGTTGCTAGGTATAATGTTGGTATTGGGTTCTTAGACAATCAACCTGATTTTCATAGCTTTAATTATTCTAGACTTAAATTAGAGCAAGGTTCAATCGCCACCCCTTGGATGCCCTCAGCTAGCGAAGTCACAACTTCCGATATAAGTGAATATTTTGGTTATAATTATATAGCAAATCAAGCCTATACTTACTACGGAGAAACAAATATAGAACGTTTAAGTCGCTGGGATATAAAAGACGAAATATTTAGTTTTATGGGGATATTATATCCGCAACTTCCTAAAACACCTGCTGGAATTAGATTTTTAGACGATATCGGAAATGAATATACTGCAATTGTATTTAAGACGGAACAGGTGCAAGACTATATTTTAATCAATACAGATGTAAGTGATGAGATTTACCAAGGTTGGAACGGTACTACTTCATTAAATTTGTTCCCTGTAATGGACTTCGAGAGATACAGAACTCGTATAATTGAAAAAGGTCAAATGGAGCTAATCAACTTAAGTAAGGCAGAATTTAAAGTCAAGAGAAAGGCGGACTTCGTTTAATGTTAGAAGCTAATGTTTATGATAACTTTAACCCTAACTACTACAATATATCTGATTTTAATCTTCCTAACGGTAAAAAGGACAAAAGAGGGCTACCGTTACCAAAGGCAAGGTGTCAAGTTATCAACTATGAATTGTGGGAAACAGGTTATCTTTATACTTCATCAGCTACATTGACGGTTTCGGTAGAAGTTGGGGACATTGTTCAAATTCTTTTTCCTGAAGTTGTTCCAATTGAGGAGGCGCTAGGTAAAAAAAGAAACTTAAACTTAGATATGGTTTATCTTGTGACAAGCGTAGATGAAAGCAATAAAGCTACATTAAAGAACTATTTTTGGGCAATGATTGAAGGCCTAGACGTTCCTAATGCAATAACTAAAACGACAAATTTTGCTATCATTGATTATTTAATTGACCCTAATAAAAATAATTTAATGAGTTATGGTTATTTCTTCAATTCAACTATCTTTGCTGGAAAGGCTACGATTAACCGAAAAGCAGAAACTTCATCAGCTACTGACGTAGCAAAAAGGATATTTTCCAAGGTTCAATTTCAACCAACCACAACAATTCAACATGCTTCATCTGAAACAGACCCTAGAAACTTGTTATTCATTAACTTCGCCTCTAGGAGCTGGAATAGAAATAGAATCACGACAAGAGTAGATGTTAAGCAAAATGTAGCAATGGACACTGAAACAATAGTAGAACGTTCAGCTTATAATTTTGCTGTCGTGTTCGTTAAAAGTTCAAATGCAGATGACTATAAAGACCCTCCTAAAATGTATACAGCCAAAAACAACGGCGATATCATAGATTATAGCACTTATCACGGAGACGGAACAGACTTGCCAGAAGTAAGGGTGGCTAAAACATTGTTTTATGATAGAGATGACCACGGAAACCCTCCTGATATGTCTATTATTAAGGCTGAAATTTCTCCCTCCACAATCGTCACAAGGTTAATCTTTAATCAAGATGAACTATTGCCTTTGTATGTTAATGACTTGGTTGATATTTGGTACGAAGGTAAACTGTATTCGGGTTACATAGCAGACAGAGTTAAAACAGAGTTCAATGATAGACTTATCTTTGTAGAAAGTGGGGACAAACCGAATGTTATATGAGTATGTAGCTACTTACGGAGACAAATATAGAATAGATAGCTTCACAGGGTACAGAGAACTACGTAAAGACCACTTAGAACTTTTATCTGGTAAAGTATATTATAATAGTGAAAACTCGCTTAGAATTGAAACTACGATCTTGTATGAAGTCGGTCAATTTGTATCAATTGGCGGTTACCCTTATGGCGGTAGAAAATTCAGATTGTTAGAGCTATCAATTACTGATAACCCGGTTTTAGATAAAGCGAAAATAATTTCAAGAAAGGTTAAAAATGACAATTAAAAACTTCACATTTTTTAGTCCAAATGGCACAGAGTTCCCAGTCGGTGCAAATAATGACGGAAAGCTTTACATGATGTTGGCAGGAATGGACTATGGAACTATCAGGCGAAAAGACTGGTCAGAGCCAATTAACACAGCTCTAAACGTACAATATATCAATACTTCCATTGTAGCGGGAGGAAGATATTTTGAACTATTTAATGAAACGGTAGCTTTAAGGGCTAATTCTATCAATTATATCCATGCAAATATTGACTTAACTCAAACCACTAGTCCTGTAAGTTTATCAGCTGAAACCATAAATAATAGCAACCGAACCGATATAAACAATAATTCTGGTGTACTGAAAGTTTTGATAGATATTATAACAACCAACGCAACAGGAGTTATAAAAGCCGAAAAACCGAAACAAGTAACAAGTTTAGGCGAAGTAACGCTAAGCGGTGACGCAAGAATTGACGGAAAAACTGTTTTAAGTACCTTAGAGGTAAATAACTCTATGTTATTAAAAAATGCTACAATTAGTGGTAATTTAACCGTTAGTGGTGTAACAACATCAAAATCTTTCACAGCTACGGAATCAGTAACGGCGAATAACGTAATAGCTAAAAACAATACAACCACAAATACATTGATAGTAAAAGGTGTGGAGGGGCAACGTTCAGCACAATTTCAAACACCGACTACTTACGCTACAATCACAGGCACAGCTTTAGAGTTTTTCACTTTGTACAAGTCCGCTAACGTGGTAACTTGTAACTTTCAAAGTAGCCCTACAAGTGGTTCTATTCCAGGAGGTGGTGCTATTGTTGGTTGGATTACAGACAATGCGTTTAAACCAGAATACACTCAAAACTTTACCGTATTTACAGCAAACGGTCAACGCTGTCGTTTTACAGTAGACCCCCTTGGATCTATTCGTTCACATGAACCAGTTGGAAAGAATGTTGAAATTTGGGATAGCATGCAATGGATTGTTCCGGGAACAGAGGGAGGACAAGCTAGCAAGCATAAATAAAATAACAAAATAGAAAGCGAAATAAAATGGTAACTAGAATGATTTTAATAACTATCTTGATTTTGGCGATTCTTTTCGCTACGTGGGTCAAAGATAGAGAAGCGATGAACCCACCTTTCAAACATAGACTTGTAATTGATTTGACGGTAATATTTTCCCTGTGGGTTTTATATGCAGTCTTCTACTTTACACAAACACCCTCAACTTCTGATATCGCTAAAACAGTGATTAACGTAGGCTTGTTGTACTTTGTAGGACAGTTTATTTACTTAATCTCAAAAATTAGCCCTATGTTTGACGGTTTGATTAAACTTATTAAAAAGAATGGTGTAAGTATTCCTGAAGCTGAAGAAGAACAAACGGAGGATAAAAAAGAATGAATATAACTAATGCTGGTGTACGTGGGTATAACCCTACTGGGGTTGTAATTCACAATGACGCTGGTTCAAACGGGGCTAACACTAGTTTTTATAATGGCTGGTTACCTAATCACGATCCAGCAAATGGCTTTGCTCATGTCTACGTTGCTTCTGACGGACGATTACAGGCTTCTGACTTCTCAAATATGGCTTGGCATTGTGCTAACTCATACGGTAATGCAAATTATGCAAGTTGGGAAGTGTGCCAATCAGAGGGCGATTTAACCCAGTTCTTGAGAAATGAACAAGCGGTACTAGATGACGTAGCTAAGTATATGAAACAATGGGGACTAACTCCTAATCATGATACCGTGAAGCTACATCAAGAACTATCAAGCACAAGTTGCCCTAGACGTTCCGTAGAAGCTCACGGTGGCACGGTAGATAGTTGTCGCTCATACTTTATCGCAGAACTAAATAAGCGCCTTACAGGGCAAACTGTAAGCACAGATAACAATAACACAACAGAAAGCGGAGAAATTGAAATGTTTCTAATTAATTGTAAAGACACTAAAAATTGGTATGTATGCAATGGAGTATCAGCACGACATATTAAGACAACTCGTATGCTTGGCGGTTTCCAAGGTAAATTTGGAGCAATCAAGTTACCAGAAACAGTTATGTATCAAAATGAATTTGAAGCAGAGTATGGAAAAGTAAACTAATAAAAAAAGACCACCTTAATTGGTGGTTTTTCTTTTGTAAATGAAGATATCCTACTTTCTATTTTTTGATTTTTAATTTGCTATCTATTTTATTTTTTACCATGTCGTCCATGCTGTACCACCTGAGCCTTGATATATGCTTACAGCTTTGTCTAAATAAGCCTGTGGACTTAAATTAGATACTTGACCATGAACGCTTTGATTAATCTGTAATAGTCCCCAGCACCCAATAGGGTTTTCAACATAAGGGTTTCCACTAGATTCCTTGTAAATAATATCAAGCCATTTACTAGCGCCTGCTCCTGTCTTACTTGCTAGGTATTCACTAGCCTGTTCAGGACTTACGCTAGACCAATCCGTTCCAACGTTGCCATTAATTGCTTCGTTTGGTGCTTCATCTCCTCTACTAATTCCTTGCGTTGCTTCAACGCCAGCTTGTTCAGGTTTCTGACTGTTTTCTATTGCAATTCTGTCAGCTTCTGCTCGTTTTTCGGCTTCAATTCGTCGTTCTTCAAGTGCTTTCTCCTTAGCTTGTCTTATATGCTCATATTTCGCTTTCTCTTGCGTTTTAAACTCTTGTTCATATAATTGTGCCACAATATCATTAAAGCCCTTGTCCGCCTTTTTATGAGCCTTTTGAATCATCGCTATACTTCTAGTTGTGTCATCTGTTAAAATAAATATATTTATTCTCCCTTTATATGCTTCAATTGCTTACCTGATTAATTGCTTCGATAATATTATTTCCAGCATTTATTAGAATTTCATCACTTACAGTTACACTCTTTCTTGAAAATAGTTCGTTCTCAATCTTCATAAAGTGCATTGCTTTAGCTAAAAATTGAGCAGATGACTCATAATATAATGTTTCTAGCTCATCATCTGAAAGCTGTGTTAAATCATCATTAGCAAAAGTTGTTAGTTTTCGCTTAATCTCTTTACCTTCATCATTTTCTTCTATGTAAAAACGTTTCATTTATTCATTCCTTTAATTTCAAATTTTTCAATAATATACCTTTTAGAGCCAAGCTCAAAACTGATTAGATAATTATTGAAAGGGTCTTTATTATTCAAGTCATTGGCAATCTTTCGTGCTGTTTGCTGTGGATATTTTGACCTATTTATTTTACTTGTATAATTGTGTAAGATTATCTCATTGCCTCCCTTTGCATTCTACGCTTCAATCGTTGCTTATACAGGTATTCTTTGCTTGGCTTTAAGCTATATAATAACTCATCTAGTAAGTCCATAGCCTCCCCGCCTGTTACTGAATTATTCATCTTTTTAAGTATAAGCTCGTGCATTTCTTCATCATTGAAAAACATAGTAAGATAAGGGAATGCTACGGTATTCGGTAGGCTCAAACGTGATTTAGTTACTCTTAGGTTAGGGTATTTACCTGTTTCAGCTTTAACTTTTAACTCAAACTGTGCTATTCCTATACCTTGTTCTTTCAGAACACTAGTGATTCTTTCATATACTTCTTCGTTTGTCATTATGCTATAACCTCAATTATTTCTGTATGCTTTTTAACTTCATATCTCTGTTCTTCTGGAAGCAATTCATTCCATTTTAAAGCCTCTTTTTTATCATAAAACTTACGTGTTTTAATTTCTTTTTCCAATATCCAAGATACTGTGTAGTATGTAAATTCATCTTTCATTATCCAATTACTCCTGTCTTGATGTTTAACCTTTGCTGACTTGATAAGTGATATAAATTGCACCACTTACAGTGATAAGCTCTAACTGGTATCTTGCCAGCTTTCTTTTCGTTATGCTGAGCATTTACTATTGAATATAAAGCACCCATTTTTGTGTATTTACGTTTTTTACACATATTATTCACTAGCTTTCTTAATCATTGCTTGCTTATAAGCCATAATCGTTCCGTCAAACATAGCACTTTGGATTTCTCCTTGTTTAATAAACCCTTTTTGCTCTAATTGAATTACTTGTTTTGTTAATCCTTTTAATGTAAATGCTGTTGCTACTTTAATTTTGTCCTTAGGTTTTCTGTTAAATAATTTCATTTATTTTTTCACCAAAACTTTCTATTTTCATGTCTTCGTAATTAATTATCAAAAAACACTCCATTCATTTATCGTAAATAATTCAAAGCCATTTAGCTTACTTTGTTTTTCAATTTCTACTTGGTTTCTATCTAGGTCTACCAACAGTTCAATTACAGGTCTACCAAATGTAAACCAACCAAGAACTGTATTAGTTTTAAGTCCAAAATACTTAGCACATTGACCCTTACAACTAAAGTGTAGTTCTTCTTCTGAGTAATCTGTAATATAGTTGAACAACATTTGACTATATCCATATTCTTGTCTTTTATGATTCATTATGTTCTCCTTATGAAAATAAATATTTGATATCAATCCTTTACAATATCCATGATAATAATTTGAGGTGTTCGTGTCATTTCTTTTGTCCCAAAGTTATAGAACTCATTAATTGTTCCATTTCCTACAACACTTACAGTATCAAATGTATCAATATCTTTGTTCCAATCTTCATTAACTTTAAACTTAATAAAAGCTAAATCTCCACTTGTTTTAAATTTAACCGTTTCTTTTGTTTTGCCAATAACTGCACGTTCTTCAATCATAACATTGTCCATGCGTACTACAACCTCTGGAAAATTATTACCTGTAATATAGTTGATGTTGATTAAGTCAGTTAAAGCCATGAATGCTTCTTCGACATTTTCCAATTCAATGTCGTAGTAGAACGTCTGTTCTGCCTCAAGATTGTCTGGCATGTTTTCTTCGATATACTCTTTTAAATCATCTAAACGGTCAAGAGGGAAATTTAATCCGTGAGCTTGTCCATGTCCTTGTGCTTCTACGAAATCTAATTCACTCAAGAACTCATTAGTATTAAAACTACCATAAGAACGACCTGAACCACGACAGACTCCGTCTTTTCCCTCTGTAACAACGAAACATGGACGATGATATTTTTGAGCAATGTTCTGAGCTACTAGACCATTCATACCTTTGTTTGATTCTGAATCAATAACAATGACAATCTTGTCTTCCATATCTTGAGTATCTTCATATTTTTGCATGACTGCTTTTTGAGTTTCTTGACGTTTCTTATTTAATTTATCCATTTTAAGACGGAGTTTTTCAGCATCAGTATCATTATCTAGCATAAAAATTTGAAAAGCAAGCTCAATCTCCCCCATACGAGCAGATGAGTTAATCAATGGCGCAATACTATACCCAATATCTTTTGTATTGTATCGGTATGTATTAATTTTAGCACCTTTAAGGATACGTGATAACCCAACGTTATTAACATTTTGTAGCCCTTGAGAGATAAGGTAACGGTTCTCAAAATTAAGAACACTCATCATATCTCCCACCAAACCGATTGCGACTAAATCACGAAATTGATTAGAAAATCCCTCATCACCTAAGACATCATCAATTCCTTTGGCTACTTTATAAGCCATACCAGCACCTGATAAATCTTTATTGACTGATTTGTCTAGGTGATGATGAGGGTTGCACAAGATAACTTCCTTATCCATTTTATTCGCAATCTCTTTAGAATCGAACTCATGGTGGTCTAAGATAATAATATCTAAATCAGGATTCAATGTTCGAGCACGTTCAATACCTTCTAAGTCATTACTTGAACTATCCAAAACAATGAGAATGTCAGCTACTTTTGTCTTTTCAATGTTTGAACGACTAAGGTCAATAAGTTTTTCCCACTTCGCAAGACTTTCTTTATCTTTTTCAGCCTTTGCCTTTTCCGCTTTATTTAACCAATGGTCTTGGACTGATAATTGACCATACAATCCATGGCCTGTATCACGTTGAGGATAGATGTAATCTAAGTCAAACTCATTAAAATCTTGTAATGCTTTCAATCGGTTAAACATAATAGCTGTTGCTGTGATTCCGTCTGCATCAGGGTCTCCACTTACTACAATTGTTTCTTTGTCTGCGATACCCTCTAAGATACGATTAACAGCCCTCTCTACATTACGGATTTCAAAAGGAAGATTTTCCCACTTTTCATCAGGAAACAAAAACTCTTGATGATCTTCCAAGGGGATCCCACGTGCTTTTAAAATTTTTGTCTTTAAATCATCTTCTCTATCAGCTTTAATCTTCGCTTTCTTTTGTATCCATTTTACCATATTGCGTTACTCCAAATCGTATTTATAGTTGTTAATACTATCATTGTTTTGCTCTCCTTTATTTCTATAAGACTATAATAACAAAAAAAGTTCATACTGTCAAGCATAAACTATTTTTAATTATTTTATTCCTTCCCAGCGTTCAAAATCATCAGCTAGTTCTTGTATAAAACCCATAATATCGTCAGTAGTGTGCTCTGTAAGCTCATTCTCGTTACTTAAGTTAGCAAGTTCTTTGGCATAGTCTAAGGCTTTTTTACGGTCTTTGTCGTAGCTTTCACCCTCTTTCTTACCAGCTCTCACTAGATACTTCAATACCTGCATTGTATACCAGCCTACAAGTTCTTCGTAGTTAAAATTATGCTTCAAGTATTCGTTAAGTTCCACACCGTATTCGTTGGCATAGTGCTTATTTTCTTTAAAATTCATTAGATGTTACCTCCAAGCCATGTAATAAGCAATGTCGCAAGCATACCTATCCAAGTGATAGCGATAAGCATAAAGCCAACACATGCAACTATCATTAAAGTTTTTACTGTATCTTTCATTTTGTTCTCCTCTATTTATGATTACATTCTATCAAATTGCTTTCACTTTGTCAAGAATTAACTGTTTTTAACCATAAATAACTTTTCATTTTTCGCTTTGCTGTTTTCTCCACCTTGTAAAGTGCTACGTGCTTCATCAAAAGAATATACAGATTCAAAGCGTTCGTCAGAAATTGAATAACTTGAAATTATAACGATATTATTTTTAGCCATTTCAAATGCCCGGTCATAAAACTCTTGACTATCGAATGAATTTATGTAACCTTTTTGGTTACTCCCTTCATAAGGAGGGTCAAGATATAATATAGCACCAGAAACTTTGCTAAAATCATGATAACTTTTATTCGTTGCTTTTATTTTATTTAATTGCTGGAGTTGTTCAAGTTGTCCAAGTCGTTCAAGTTGTTGAAGTCGTTTATCATTTTCTTGTTTCGCATTATAAGTAGCCTTCTTGTATGTTTCTGTCTGTTTATAACCGTTAAAAACGTCATGTTTTTCAATAATTTCTTTAGCTATATTATATTTCAAGTCTGAAATTTCTTCAGAACATAAGTATGATCTCTTATCATTCCCAAAAGAGTTGACTAGCAACTTCAAAAAGTCGTCTGTTGCCTTGTTTTCTTTCTCCTTAATCTTGAAGAACTCATCACGTGAAACAATAAGGGTTTTAATCCACTCACGGTCTTGTGATATAACTCGTTCAAATGCGTTGGTTATATCCTTGTCTAAGTCATTATAATGGACTTCTAAACCATTTAAAACACATTCGGCTGTAATTGCTCCACCACCTCCGAAGATGTCATAAATCGGCTTGTCTGTGCCAAAGTTCTGTTTGATAATTTCAACTATTTTCTTGCTTATCTTTTTCTTACTTCCTTGATACGGTAGTCCGATTGGTTTGCCTTTTCTGATTTTCTTCTCGTCTAACTTAAGCATTAAAATCACTTGTCTTTCTAGTTTGATATAATTTATTCCAGTTTTCTATAAGTTCCAGCAACTTAGGCTCATCATATTCAGTAAACAGTCCAACCTGTGATGTATACCAACAGTGCAAACAGCGATCGCAACTATAACAGACGTTCATGTATCCTCTACAATCTTTGCAAACTCCTAAGCCATTACTTGTTGGTACATCGAAGCAATGGCAATACCTTTTGTCGTTAAAGTATTTTCTTTCCATTGTTACCTTTCTAGTTTATTCTATATACTATTATAAACTATTTATTTTTATTTCTCAAGCGATGAATGCAATAAACCACTAATAAAATAATTGTTATTATAAACAGCGGCGGAATAAATACAGTTACCGCAAACCAAACGATAGAAACTAAAGTATAAATCATGATTTTAAGTATTAGTTTACCTGTTTTAGTTTCTTGAAAAGTTATATCCTCATCTAATGATGAATCATCTTCTTTTGGATTACCGTAAAATAATTTGTCTTCATTTACTTCGTATTGGTTTCTACAATAATCACATTTTCCATTAGTGAAATTTGAAGCCCCGCAGGTTACGCATTGCATTAAATTCATTGTTATAACTCTCTTTCTTAACTTTATATATTGATTATAACAAAAAAAACTCTAAGCTGTAAAGCCTAAAGTCTTATATGATGTTATTTTTCTTTCAATTTATTCTTGAACCAAATAATCAGTTCCATTGTTTAGCTTCCATTTCTTCATTACATTCTTCTGAACAAACCATAGGCTCGTCTAAGTCTTCCAAGCAGTCATATTCTTCTGGAAATACTTCTATTTGTTTTCCGCAACATACACATTTATTATAAAATTTCATCATTTTTCCTCTTTCATTAACTTGATGTACTAAGTATACCAAAAAAAACTCTAAGCCGTCAAGCAAAAAGTTTTTATTGTTAATTATTTTTCTTTCAATTTATTTTTGAACCAAATGATTCGTTCTTTGAACCAAGCGTCGACTCCTTGAGGACGTAGCCATTTACCTTGTTTTACTCCGTTTTTTTCCATGAACTCAATCACTTTATCAGGTGTTTCAAGTTCGCTAAACAAGCTAGGTTTAACAGCATTGAATTTACTAAACATTTCCAGCGTTTCGATGTAGCTATCTTTCAGAAGTTCCGTGTCAAGCAATTTTTGAGCTTTCTCGGCACGTTTAGCAAGTCGTTCGTTAGCTTGTTCCAGTTGCTCCTTTTGTCGCTGTAAGCTCAAGTTATGATTGATGTAAGCAATTTGCTGTGCATGCCGTCCAAGTTTGCCTTGTGTATTAAGCTCAATCAGTTTAGCTAAACCCTCGCCAAGAATTTCATCAGCTACAAGATTATACTTGTATTTTTTATTTGTGTTTCGTACGTAGTTGTCAAGCGTTTGTTTGATTTTAAGTTTTTTGTGTAGTTCTCTTAGCGTTGTCAATTTAATACTCCCTCATATATTTTACCAAACTTCAAAGCATTAATTTTAACTAGCTGTTTCAAGTCTGATATGAATTGCTGTTCTCCGTCAAAGTCAAACGGCATTGATACGTTTTCCTTGATCCAAGTGAAAGCTCCGTCAAAGTCTTGTCTTAGTAAGCTCATCTTATCCACGATGTCGATGATTTGCTCTCTCTCTTCTGCTGTGTACATTTAACCGACTTTCTAGAAAGGTAAATCTTCCGGATTAACTTCAATCGGTTCAGCTCCTCCAAATAAGTTCTGTTTAGCTTGTGCTTGCTTTCCATTGTCATTAGAGATAAATACTTTTTCAACCGTAGGGAAAACAAAGTTATAGTTTACGTATTCGCCAGACTCTTTAGCTTGTACACGACCGCTGACCGTTACTGTGTCGCCTAATTCAATGAAATCAGGCAAGAAAGCCGAACCGTACGCAATTTTTACGCTAGATCCCTTTTCTTTTTCAAACAATGGTACTGAAATAATTTTCTTATCGCCTTTTGCTGTGCTTACTGTTCGTGTATTTTTTTCGTTTGCTTGTGCTGTTACTGTGATGATTGCCATTTTTTATTTTCCCTCTGTTGCTTTCCAAATTGTCATGATATCAAAGATTTCTTTTTTAGTCTTTGTTTTGAGTAGTTCCATGTTAGGATATCCAAGTTCTTCAGCTCGATTTAGCGCTGGTTGGATCTCTCTAAGTCGTTGCTTTTCAGCTTCCAGTTCTTTCTGTTCTTCTGTCAAGTCGGGCAAATCTTCATTTGCATAGATGTATAGCCCTAATCCATGACGAGCGATTGCCTTAACCAGTCCACGCTGAATGGCTTTATTTACGTCCATAGAAGTCAGTTTTTCAAGTGGGATAGATTGGTTACGATAGTCCATACAAGGCAAATACTCAATATGTTCTAGGCCCTCAATAGTCATCCCAACTTTAACCCATGCTGTGCGACCGTCTGTGTGATAGTTTAACCCTTGTTCATTTTCATAAACTTTACTGTTAGCTTCAGGATATACTTTTTTAACTTCTGCCCAAGCAAACGCCCAACTCAAGTAATCAAGATTATTCTTTTTACTCTTTTTATCATTAACATTAATGACGCTTAATTTTTCAAATACGCTCATTCGACAATCTCTTCTTTCCAACCTTGGTTTTTAAGTTCTTCAGTAACTTTTTTCACAACTTCTTCAAGCTGTTTTTCATCAAATTTAATGTTAATTGTTTCCATTTTCTCCTCTTTCTATGATGAATACGTCGCCTTGTCTTGTAATTTCGATATTATATTTAAGCATAGGTAGGATCCAACCTTCGTCCCAATAGTTCCACAAGTCATTTATTAAGCCATACAGGCACTCGTCAGGCCCTGCCCTATACTTTGTCTCGTTCATTTCTTCGAGCTCTTTAGACAGCTTCCTGACGGCTCCGGCATAGTGTTTACTAGCTTTTTCTCTGGCTTTTAAACTTTTGTAATTGCTTTCCATATATGAAATTTCTAATATCTTCTTTTTGCTGCTTTTCCTCTTTATCAGACCAGCCAACTTTTTGGCCTTTTCGTTTGCCACTTTGATAAACTCGTCTGTTATCATCAGGAAAGCCATTTTTATCGAAGTACATTCTAGCATATTCAAAGTAATTTAAGCTGTTGATGTACTGTTGGCTATCTTTTTTGTGATAATTTAGAGTAATTAATCGCCTTTCAGCTAGTTCTTCAAAAGAAGTTATCATTAGTTCTCCTTTATTTTTATATATACAATTATACCAAAATTATTTACTATTATCAAGTATTAGATGATATTTTTTTATTTATTTCTGCTTTTAATTGTAATGCCCTAATCAACGCACGCTTAGAATAATCATTTTCGCAAGCTGTATGCAATTTTTTAGACTGTCTAACTAGAAATTCAGCACGACCAAGCCAGACTTTGAAGAGCTCGTCATTATGCCATTCAGCTTTTATCATTTCATCTAATGCACGATATAGCCAGCCATACACTTCAGCGTGTAAATTAATAGCTTTGTTCTTGTAGTCGTTCATTGAGTTCATTTTTTGCTCTCTCTATTAATTCAAAGTCATCACTGTATAAAACAGGTTTTGAATATTGTTCATTCATGTTAAACCTTGAATAATAGTCATAGAAGTATTCATTTACTTTTTCATGGTAATAAATAACGTATTTTTTATCACTCATTTTCTGTTACTTTTCCTTGTACTTTGGCTAAGTCTAAAAAAGCCTGTGCCGATTCTTTCGTCGTTTCGATTGGAGTTTCAGCCTTTACTTCTTCCACTAGTTCACTATCAGGTTCTTTTTTATCTTGTTCGATTGATGTAAAAGCTGAACCAACATATCCCCAAAGAATTTCATTATTGAAAGCAAAGTTTCGAGCAAATACTTTCATAACAGAATAACCATTTTTAGTTTTGCTATTAATCTTTGGCGACATAGTAAAAGCTATCTCGTACCATGCAGGAATAGTTGTAGCTCCTAATATATGGCTTGGAATGATACGAAAATCACGTTCTGTTAAAGACTGTTCGCCAGCTTGTTTTCTAGCATGTGCCACAATCATAAAGGTCACATACTTGTCGTGCTTCATATCTAAAGTATTTCTAAGGCTAGTGATTCCTCTTAGGACTTCTGCCATTGGTTGGTTTGCATTGATTATCTCATTGTCTTCTAACAAGTCTTTGAGAGGGTCTAATATAACAAGTCCGATGTCTTTCTCTAGTATGAAGTTATATAGCTCTCTAAGCCCTACATTGTGCTTTTTTCCTTGGCTGTCATATTTCCATGTATCAAGTTTGAAAGCTCCACCATGTAAGAAATATAAGTTATCAGGACTATCACGTTTTGATCCTGTCAAGCGTTGATGCTCTGTCAGTCTGCTATTCTCGTTCTGAATAAATAACACGTTAGTTTTAGTTGTTTCTCTGCCAGCGAACGGCTCTCCTAGTGCCATTGCCTGCGCTAAATCTTGAGCTAGTGATGACTTCATACTCTTTTCACTACCTGTTATGAGACCGAGTGATCCTTTGGGTAATATATCTTGTACATTCCAAAGTAAACCGCCTGAAAAGTCTTCTGATTCTTTAAGTTCTTTAGCTGTGCTTACTTTATCAAATAGGCTAGTCATTTATTTCTCCTTTAGTATATAATAGCAAAAAAGACTTGAAAAGTCAAG